AACTGCGACTGTAGAGCAAGTGTAAGGCTTTCCAAATCTCCGGCAGCCTTGATGGCAGCGCCACCGAATAAACCAAGTGGAGCGGACAAAGACAGCGTTAAGTCAGAGCCTATGCGGGATAGTTTTTCGCCAGAGCGCCGGAGCGCTTTTTCGGTGGCTGCTAAAGTTTTTTCATCGAAAATTACGCCCAGCCTGACGTTTAGTGCTACTGCTTTAGATGCCATCTTTGTTTAATTTAGCCTCCATGTAACGGGCGTAAAGTTCGGGGTTGGTTTTTTTCAGGATTTCATCTGCATCGCGATCGAACTTATCAAACTCTTCACGCTCCTTGTCGTTCATCTGTGAGCGTGTTTTCAGGTGTGACTTAATCGGGGCATCCCAACTGAACGGTAACAAATCAGCAGGCTTTTTTATCTGCTTCTTTGAATCTACCGTTTTTGCCATGATGTACGCAACAAAGCGCGTCTGCTCCCAACCGTTTTTAAACTGCTCAAAATGCGCCTCTTGTCGGTACTTGAAATAGGCAGGCGTTGCAAGATAAAACTCCTCCTCATCCATGCCTATTTTAGCAGCCTGCCTTAACAGGTCATGCCAATTGATTCTTACGCCCGTTTCTGCTTTGTCGGCTTCGCCGGGCTGTTCGCGTTTCCCGCGTCCGTCTGTGGGAATGAATCCTGAAACATCTGCATCATTTCAGCGATGGATTCGTTGTCAAGCCAATCCGCAAGATCATCCTCCGTGAAGTCGGGCAACTTCTTGAACTGCCTGTAACCGCACGTGATGCCCGCATAGATAAGGTCTGCCACCACCGACAATCGGGGCGCTCCACCGGACATCGTTTGAAAGTCCTCAATTGCGGATCGCCCCGTTTTGCGTTCATATTGAATCAGAGCGCCCATGCCAAATTTGACAGGGTGCATTTTGCCGTTTAACTTGATCTGCGACATTGTTAGTGATGATTGATGTGATGGATTATTAGATAGTGGCCTGCGTCAAAGCGCCTGTTCCCTGAAATTCCGCAGAGAATGTGACGGCTTCGTCATTGCCGGAGGACTGGATTTGCAGGGATGACACATAGCCGCTTCCGCTGTACTTTGCATCGCCCGTTGTGCCTGTTTGGAACACAAGCGCAACCGATGTTTGGTTTGTCCATGCGGTAAACAGTTCCTCTACACCATTGGTGGCTGCGAAGTCCACGTTTCCGGTTACGGATGCTGTCCATGACTTTGCACCTGGCAGAAATTCAGAAACCGCGCTGCTGTCTTTGCAGGTGGTTTCAAACATATTCGTTGAAGTTGAGATGGAAGCGTCCACCTGACACGTAATGGCAGCTGGCGTTGCTCCTGTGTAGAGCTTCATGTTTTTTGCTAATACTGTAGCCATGATTTAGTCGTTGTTTTTGTTGAAGATGCGCCGCGCCTGTTGCTTTGGCGTTGTGTCGTTTGTATTCAGATCAGCCTCAATAGACGCGATGAATTGCGGCGTGGCTGTGATTGTCATATTTTCAGCGAGTGGAACACACAGGTTTTCCACCTGTGCGCCGAGCGGATATTTACGCGCCCGTGTGTCATCAGGCACTTGCTTTGCTGTTCCATTAGTCAGGAGTGGCTGTGCGTCACCCGGTGCCACATCAAGCACCGTACCTGCTCCCCAATTTTCGTAATCCTTTAAAAGTTGTATCTTCATGGTGTTGTCTTTTCATTCCCTGCCCTTTGCGCGGGCGTAAAGTTTGTACCAAGGCGCTGTTCCCCGCGAAACGCTTGATGTATTCTTTGATTCACGATTCACGGTGTCAATCTTTGAACCGATTATCTGCAAGATGGCGTTTTGTGCAACTGGCCCTGCTGCTGCTATTGCGGCCTCTACAAATCGTTTTCCGGCTCTTGTTTTTCCGTTGGTCATTGTAACGCCATTGTTCACGAAGTGCGCATAATAACCGTCAATTCGCTTTCCCCCGAGCAATGGCCCTACCATTACACCCAATCTGATTCTACGCAATTTTGAAAGGCTCCTGAATGACTTTTGAAGGTTACCAGGCCTGTATGTAGCGACAATCACTCCGCTGCCCTTTCTTGCTCTTGTTCCTTTTTTGCCCACTCTCCTGTATCGGCTGTGCGACTTTGATGATACGGGTGTCCTTGCTTTGATGGCAGAGGCTAATAGGTCAGCCGGGCCTTTAAGGTCGTTATTAACGTCCTTTTTCATTTGCGCTGTCAGTAATTGCAGCCCGCGTATTACATCGTTTATTTCAACTCCTAATTGATAACTCATGTTAGTTAGCAGTTATGAACTGATAAACAGATGTGCGTGAAACAAACAGGACATCCTCATCCATGCCATCAGTAGATGAAATGTATTTGCATCCCTCTACCGTTACGCCTCCGGCTGTGCCTGTGACAAAGTCAAGCGCATCCCTGACTGCCACATCTACATTATCCAGCGCTCCGTATGCGTTTAACCCCTGCTTCGCTTCAGCCCAATAAGTGAATGTTACAGTTGCTGTGTCGTGGTCGCTCTTCCTGTCTTTCTGATTGTCGGTCGGTGCATTAGACACCGTGAAGACAATGGCAGGATAAGTGGCATCTTCAGGAATGAACACCGGATAAATACGAGTACCAACAAGCGCCGTCACGGCTGCTGTTGCGCTTAATTTGGCGTAAACGTATTGACCTACTTTCATTAATCGTGCCTTTGTGCTGTAATTAACAGCGATTGCCTGAAGTCAGGCTTTTGGATGTACATTATATCGAAGAGATCGCCTTCAAAGTTGATCCTCATTTTCTCGTTTAGTCCGTCACGATAGGCAATATCAAATGTGACGGCTGTTTGTGTGGTGGGCCTGTCTGCCATCATCTCATCTGCATTGCCGCCCATCTTGTACGTAACCTTTGCCCACACTTCAGTATATCGCGTCCAGGTTAACAACTCCTGTCCAGATGTGCCCCTTGACGTTGTAGGCTGCTCAAACATGATTCTGTGCCGCCTTTCGCCTATTTGTGTCTGCTTTGCCATTGCGTAAAATTATATCCAGCGCCTAAGCGGTTGAAGCAAAACATCTGACATACTGAACTCTGTTTCGCGGCTGTCCTCTCTGTTGGTGTATGCCCTACCAATGCGGGAAAGGATGCCTAAGCGCACGGTGTCAGGAATATTGATTGAACTTGTGCCATATCCAGCCGTGTACGTGATTGTCACAGCGTCCGGCCTGATTTGCACATCTGAAGGGTAACTGTAATTTATTTTGGGCATGACGGTTGCGCCGCCTGACGTTACCTTTACATCGTACTCTGTTGATGGCCACGTTGTGAGCGTGCCGGAACTGTTGTAGTATTCGATGGCAGAAACTGACTGAATCGGAACAAGCCCGGCCAAAGTCATAGGCCGAAGGCTGTCATAAGGGAATTGCTTATGGCATTCAGATACGACCTTGTTAATAAGAGCAACCTGATACGACCTTTCAATCAGATCGCATTGCGCACGAATCAGCAGCATCAGGTACTCATCATCATGTCGCAGGTCATCCATGCGAAGCTGCGCCCTGGCATCCTCGATGGCTACAGGCAACTCTTCGCTGATAGTTTCAGCATTGACCGTGTAGCCTGTGTAGTACGGGCTGTGTGTGGTATTGTAGTCTGATGCTATCATGTGATATAGATGATTGTTCCTTTGGTTGCGCTGTCGTGTGCTGCTCCTGCACGATACGCTGTCTTACCAGCGGCTATTGCGGCATCGTTTGAATTGTATTCAGGTAACGCGCCTAAGATAGCGTTAATGGTTGTCCAACTCGTATCGTAATCAGTTGATGTGTCCTTTACTATCAGTTGTCCTGCTGTTCCTCCGGATGGCACACCAGCGCCCACCATCGAAACGGGGAACTGAACCGTAATGTTAGAGGAGTTGAGTGTAACCTGAATATCTGCCATGACTACGCCGTGATTTTATCAATCAGCGTGATGGTTGCCCGAAACAGGACATACACCACACCGGATGACAGGGTTAACTTCAGGTCGGTATTCAGCACGTTTGATATTGGAAGCGTTCCGGTTCCTACTGCTTCAGGGCTGATTGTCATTTGCCCGCTTGTCGGGTTAGTCAGCGCAATACCTGCATTTGCTGTGGTTGTAAGCGTTAATAACACGCTACCTGACGCGCTTTTAATCTGCATGGTAGCAGATGCACCTGTAAGATTCACAGGTGTGCCGTTAGTATCCTCCACAGTCACCGTGAAGGCTGTTGTGCGGCCCCGATACCATTCTAACGCCACATAGGGCGGTCGAAGTGAGAGTAACTGCGCGTCAGTTGTAGCCATGTGTTATTTCTTACGCTTTTCGTTTGTCGGTGGAAGTCCGGCTGCACGTTCTACTTTGGGCTGCTCTTCTTGTAACGCGATAGCAAGGCCACCACGAACAAGTGAAAGCGCACGGTTGGTGGGCATATCAATCTCCTGCCCTTTACCGTAGCTGAACGATTGCTTTGTGTCCGGATCGTTACCGACAAGCGATTCAAGAATACGTACCTTCATCAGGATGCGGCTGTGATAAGGTGCTTGATTGCTGCTGTGTTGATACACTCGCCATCGAAGCGCATCCATCCCTGGAAGCCTACGAGTCCGTTCTCGCTGTACAGTTCGTCACGGCGTGCGATAATCATATCCTGCACCATGCGGACAATGTACTTGCTGAAGTCACCCACCAAAATCAGTTTGGAAGAAGCGTTGATGCTGCTGTCCATGTCCTGATTGATGTAGTAACGTGTGCCGTCAATTGTATCCGGTTGTCCGGCTACGTATGAAGGCATCCACAGCGGGCGGTTCTGGCTGTCAACCAGCTTCTTGATAGCAAGCAGTACGGCATCATTGAACATGAATCCGAACTGCGGGCTGTTGCGGTATGCCGGGTCAATGCTGTGCTTCAGGTCAAGGATTTCCAAATACGTGAATGCGGTTGCAGACGCGGTTGTCTTACCGAGCGTGGAAGCTGTCACGATGCCATTTGGATCGCCGGAACCGCCACCTGTGGTACACTCCTGATTCAGGATGCGACCAAAGCGAGGGGCAAAAGCATTGCGCACTTCCTGTTCGATGTTGTACGCATTGTCCTGAAGCAACTCATAGGACACCTTTACGAGCGTGCCGTACTTGTATGCGTCAAGTTGCTTTTGGCCGAATGTCAAATCCTGCACGGTGAAAGATGCTGCCTCACCAACCTTTACGGCTTTGGTGGTGGTGTCATCTTCAGTTGGCCAGT